CCTACTGTCAGGAAAGAGAAGACCGAAATTGCTAGGGAATACTTGGATGCCATAGATCGGGTTCTGGTCAAGTTGCGTGGGTAGTTGACTTTCCCTGCCAGTTCGCTACCCTGACAGGTAGGGAGGTAGTTATGGCGGTTCTGTTCAAGAATGTGAAGTCAATCTATCCGAAGCCGTTGGCTTCGTCGTGGGAGCAGCTGCGTGAGTTGTTGGCGTTCCATGAGGAGAACCCTGTCAAGACTGATGGGGCGTTGTGGTCACCGGTCGAGTACTACCCAAGCACGACTCGTGGCAACCGTAATGTGCGGTTCATTGAGGCGTTGGTTGTGGACATGGACGGTGAGTCGTTCCGTGATGCAAGGCTTGATGGGTTGGAGTGGTTTGCTTATTCGACGTATTCGCATCGTGATGATGATCCTCACTATCACTTGGTGTTGCCTTTGGCTGAGCGTGTTCCTGCTTCATTGTGGCGGGCTGTGTGGCAGGGGTTGCATGAACGGTTGAACCTTGTTGGTGACCCTCAGACGAAAGACCCTGCACGGTTGTTCTATCTTCCACAGCATGCACCAGGTCAGACCTTTGAGTTTCATGAGGGTCGTGGCGTGTTGTTGGATACTGATTTCGGTTGGGATGTTGTTGAGCAACCGAAGCCGATTAAGTCTCGGCAGGTGCGTCAGCCTCGTGCGCTTCGACATCAGTCGGTGTTGTTGTCTGAGGCTTGGTGGAATGAGCCTGCCGATTTGTCTTGTTGGGCTGGGTTGGAGGGTCGTGATTTGTATGATGCGATGCTGACAGAGTTTCGTGGTTTGCGTCAGCAGTTGGAGGCATCAGAGTAGAATCGGCGCATGGCTGGTGAGCGCACGTTTGTTGTCAAGTTTCTTGCAGATACAAAGGCTGCGACCTCTGGCTTTGACCGGATCAACAATGGTCTGAAGGGGTTGAACAAATCGACTGGCGGTTTGATTCCTGGTTTCAGCAATATCGGTTTGGCTGCGACTGCCGCGTTTGGTGCTGTTGCGACTGGATTGACTTTGGCGGCTCGTGCTGCGATTGAGGATGAGAAGTCTCAAGTCGAATTGCAACGACAGTTGGAGAGGACGTTTGGTGCGAATGAGGAGTTGACCACTTCTGCTGAACGATATATTTCGGTGACCCAGTTACGCACCGGTACGAGTGACACAGAGTTGCGTTCGTCCCTTGGCACGTTGGTTCGTGCAACTGGTGATCTGACCAAGTCACAAGATTTGTTGAACACCGCTCAAGACATTTCGGTGGCCACAGGGAAGGACTTGGGTTCAGTCACGTTGGCTTTGGCTAAGGCCAGCCAAGGTCAGTTCACTGCGTTGTCTCGACTCGGTATTCCGCTTGATGAGTCAACGAAGAAGTCTAAGGATTTCGGCAAGGTGCTTGACCTGTTGGAAGGCCAGTTTGGTGGTGCTGCTGATGCGGCTGCGAACACGTTCGGTGGCAAACTGAAAATCATTCAAGCGCAGTTCGGTGAGATTGTTGAAACGATTGGTGCAGCGTTGCTTCCTTATCTTGACAAGTTCGCCACGTTCCTTGTCAACAATGTTGCCCCAGCCGTACAACGGATCACGACGGTGATTGGTGAGAAGGGTTTGATTGCAGGTTTCCAGCAGTTGGTTTACGAGTCTGGTAGTGCTGCACCAAAGATCATCAATGCATTCAAGGCATTGACACTTGGAATTGCTGGGGCGGTTAATGTGGCTGCTCGATCATTCTATGTGTTGAAGGCTAACTTCCAATTCTTGACTGGAAGTCCTTTAGATGCGGTCAAGACCTTCGCCAAATCCTTTGACGAGTTTATTGATGTTGACAAGTTGTCTGCACAGTTTGATGGGTTTGCCAAGGCGGTTGACAACTATGCGGTGCGAGGTGTCCCTTCAGCGATTCGTGCGCAACAAGGTTTGACCGGTGCTATTGAGGACTTGTCTGGTGAAGATGGCGGTGGTGGTGGTGGGCTGACTAAGGCCAGCAAGACTTTGAAGACTGCGGCAGAGAAGTTGAAGTTGTATACCGATGCGTTGAAGTCATCATCATCGGCACAGAAGTCGTTGACGGCTGCACAGAAGGACAGTGTCAAGGCTGGTGAATCTTTGGCTGCGGCGAACACCAATTTGGCTGCTGCTCAGAATGCGTTGGATCAGGCTGTTGCAGGTTATGGTGCTGGTTCTCCGCAGGCCAAGAAGGCTGCTAAGGATTTGGAGTTGGCGCAACGTGGATTGGAGCGGGCTGGGTATCGTGTCGAGCAGTCGGTGTTCGCGGTTCGTGATGCTGAGAAGAATCTTGCTGATGTTCGTAAAGACCCTGAGTCAACTCCGCAGGCGATTCGTGAGGCTGAGATTGCTTTGGCTGAGGCTAAGTTGTCTTCGGCTGATGCTGTTGATGAGCAGGTGCGGGCGACTGATGATTTGACTGTGTCGCAGGATTTGTTGAATCAGGCTGTGAATGGTGCCATTGAGGGGTCGGCTTTGTACACGAGTCTTTCTGATGCGTTGTCTGATGCTAAGAGTCGTCAGGTGTCTGCGACTGATGCGTTGGCTGATGCGAAGGAGCGTGAGGCTCAGGCTCAGGAGCGTTTGAATGAGGCCAATGCGAAGTCTGCTGAGATCGCAAAGTTGTATCCGAAGATTGCTGCTGGTGTTCCGAATCCGATGGCTGTTTCAGCTGATGTTCCTGCTTCGGTTCGTGGCAATCCGTTTACCGGTACATTCCCACAGAACTCTGGACAGACGGTCATAAATGTGAATGCTGGGTTGGTGTCTAGTCCTGATCAGGTGGCTCAGGAGATTCAGGACATTCTGAATCGTCGCGCCAGGAACAATGGAGGGAACCCGTTCACGGGGACGTTCGGCTGATGGCGAAGGTTATGAAGTGGGGGGAAACGGTCAAGGTGTTGTTGGATGTCGGCTTTCTTGCTGACGCTTTCACACTTGATTCATCAACATTGAATGGCACCGACGTGCTGGATGGTTCAACAGACTTTGTGGACATCACCGAATATGTGCAATCGGTCAACATCAATCGTGGCCGTCAAACCCAGTTGGACACTTTCAACGCAGGCACTCTCAACATCGTTGCGAACGATCAGGCTTCAGGCCGCCAGTTTGACCCACTCAACACCGACTCAAATTGGTATCAGGGTGCGTTGGGTATTGCCCCACGTCGCCAGGTGCAGGTGTACGGTGGCACCGCTGGCACAGCTTCGATGTTCTCAGGCTACGTCTTCGACCTGAACATCGACTACGCCGAACCACAACTCTCAACAGCAAGCATCTCCGCTGTCGATGCCCTAGCCCAACTATCACAAACAACACTCACCGCATTCACCCCATCGGCTGAACTCACCTCAGCCCGAGTCAACACCATTCTGAACAGGAGTGAGGTGGCTTGGTCTACAGCGTTGCGTTCTATCTCTACTGGTGTGGCAACGTGTGGCACGGTTGCCTATGAGGATGCGACGAATGCGTTGGCTGCTTTGCAGGCTGTGCAGTTCGCTGAGGATGGTCGTTTGTTTGCTGACCGTTCTGGAAACATCAACTTTGATCCGCGTGTATCAGTTTCGTTTGGGACGGCTGTGGCAAGTCTTGGTGGCACCGCAATCAACTCGATTCCCATCCAGTCGTTGTCCAACATTTATGGTGCTGAGACTGTGGTGAACCGTGCGACAGTGCAGATATCTGGTGGGACGGTGTCAAGTGTGGCGAATGGTACGGCCAGCCAAACCGAGTATGGGATCAAAACTTTCTCGTTGACTGACATCCCGTTGGATACGGCTGCGGCTGGGTCGGCTTTGGCTACGAATCTGGTTGGTAGGTTTAGTGAGCCGGAGGTGAGGTTCTCGGAGGCTTCGGTTCTGGTGAACATGTTGACGGCTGCACAGCAGGAACAGATTGCAGCTTTGGAGATTGGTGACATCTTGTCGGTGACCCGTGTGTTCACCAGCGGTGTGCCGCTAACAGTCACCCAGAATGTGGTTGTCGAATCCATCCAACATCGCCTCAGCCCTGCCAGACATGAAGTGAATATCGGGTTCGGCAAGATTGATCTGCTCACACCGTTTATACTTGACACGTCGCGACTTGACGACGCAACCGTTGGACTAGGATAGGAGTACTTATGGCAACACCGACCACACTTCCAGCCACGTTTGTCGCTGCGAACATTTTGACCGCTGCACAGATGAACGACTTGCGCGGCGCGTTTCGAGTCCTGCAAGTTGTACAGGCAACCAACGCCAGCACAACAACAATCAGCACCAGCACCTATACCTCAATTAACTTGTCGGCAAGCATTACACCTAGTTCTTCTACGAGCAAGGTCTTAGTTTTTGCAACTATTGGTGCAGTGTTGAAATCGCAAAATACCTATGGACAAGCAAAATTGTTTCGTGGTGCAACAGATCTTGGTGTTTTGGCTGGCTACATTGGATACAACAACACAACGACTGACGCAGGTAGCAGTGTTTCTCTTACCTTTTTAGATAGCCCAGCAACAACAAGTTCTACAACTTATGAAGTAAAGTTTGCATCGGGTTCCAATATTGCATCGGTACAGGTAAACGCACAAGCAACTAATACGATTACTTTAATGGAGATATCAGCATGACGCACCAACAACTAGTGCAAGTGTTGCTTAATTCAGGTTTTGATAACGGTTGGGCGTTGTCGGATGTGACGCTTGTTGTGTGGGAACATGACGATAACCCTCCTGCTCCACTAACACGACCTGAGTAGCGTGTGCGTGTCAGTCGTTGGCTGATAGTTCTCCCTGCGGTTCTACTTTCTTTTTTCCCGTTCGTTGCTCGTGCTGATGCGGTTCAAGGCTTGGATGCCTCTTACTATGTGATTGACGAGATTCCTCCTCAGCAGTCAACAACGCAATATCAGTTGTGTGCGAGTGAGATTGAAAACAACATCAACCGCAGCTACGACGGCGAGCCTGTTGAGGGTTGCCCTGATGATCTGTTCATGGTGCATCTAACGGGCTTCATCACGATCCCTGAGCATGAGTCGATTGAGTTCATGTTGGCTTCGGATGATGGTGGT